CCTCAGTACTCGTCGATGAGATGGTTAAAGAATCCATCCTTCGACCGGTTGACAAACTGATTATGGAAACAGTTTGTGAGTCCGCAATTAGTATTAATAATACTATTGCCCGCTATGGTGTAGGAACCCCTATGGGTACCTTCCCATCCTTTCCTGCTGCATCAATGAGCAACGGGATCGTCGCTACAATTGCGTACTGTAAAGCACACAATGTAAGCTATAGCCGAGTCAAATTAGACCGGATACCCGCCAAGATTATTGGCGATGATTTTGTATGTTGGGATGACCGTATGGCATCCGAATACAAGAAGCTTATGGAAAGATTGGGTGTAACTATCCAACCTTCCAAGTGCCTTCAAGCAACTTATGTTGCTGAGATGTGCTCTAAGATCATTACTGATCTGGGAGTCTTCCAGCAGAAGAAGATTGATTCACTTCAATCCGCTGCTAGTTTGTCCGCCAACGTAGAGCAGTACCGCTACTACGGAGAGGCCCTAACCAACTATATTGACCCCGGCTTTGTCGAGGCAATACAGTACCTTCGGGACATTCCCTTTCCTCAAGGGCTTGGACCCGAGCTAGAGGATCCCTATTGGGACCAAAGGCCGTTTATGAAGCTGGTTTACACCGCTTTGAAAACGGGGCGCGAATTCGGAGATAGCCACGATGCAATGAATGCTCGAGACTATGAGACTATTCGCAGGAGAACTGAGATCTTCCCAAAAGGTTTAACCTTCGAGGTTGATTCATCAGTACAACGGGATATCTTTCAGAAGAACATTCTGATTGAATCCATGTGTAAGGAAATTGAGTATGATACTCAGCTTCTCTTAGGCAAGACACTCGATTCCGAAGAACTTGTGTCTACGGCACAAAGGATTCTAGAGCTTGATAAAGCTGTAGAATCGCTTCAACCAAGTGGCTACGTACAGAAACGACGTAGACATCTTGACTTTCACTTGGACAACACGATTACTCGTGATCCTCGTAAAAGGCGGAACTATATCGATAAGTCCGATAAGGATACTCTCGAAATAGTAAAGCACTATCAATCTCAAGAAAAGGAGATGACGTACAGTGGAAGATAAGGTTAAGAAAGTATATTTCTATAACAATTATTCTCCGAAGGAAGCCCTGAGGACTAGACAGTCAGCAGAGGACTTGGCGGCCCTGGTAACACTTCTTATTGCTCTTGAGGCTGTAAGGCCTGGAACAATCTTAGATTTGTTACTTAAGGTGTCTCTGGTAAATGCTGGATGGACATTCCATAGCAGCATTCGACCGGAAGATCGCAATGCCTGTAATAAGGCACAAGATGATTTCCTGGAACTCCTGGACGAAATTACACGTCCAAGTACAGGGGGTACCACCAATAATTATTAATTAATGGAGGTGAACGATATGGCTAATCTCTTGAAAGATATAGTCACTTCGCAGTCCGGGGATAAGAATCCTAACGGACAGATCCAGAAACTGAAGAAACAAGTTTCTGCCTTAAAGCAGCAAGTTGGAAACTTGCAGCAAAAGCTCCCGCCCGTAACTAAGTTACGTGCTGAAGGATCGAATCTGGTCATTACTGAACAGATCCAGCAGAACGGTCGTACTTGGGAATCCAAGCCGGTCGTCGTAGAGATGGGCGAGTCCTTTAAAGAACTCGTTACTCTCATCGAGCCCGCAATGCAAATTGCAAGGGCAGCCGCTCTCGGTCAAGACGTAGTAACGCGTCGCCAGAAAGCACATGAACTCGATTCGACGGGGAAACCGACGAA